GTCTGAAGCTGAAGCTATGAAAATGGCGAAAGAATTCGTCAAACAATATAAAGGTTAAAAACATGAAGCTGATTGCAGAATATACAGATCAAAGCATAGAGTGTATTGTCGAAGCCAAAGAAGGCGGCGGTAAAAATCATTTTATTGAAGGCATCTTTATGCAATCAGAAGCAAAGAATAGAAATGGACGTATTTATCCAAAGCAGATCATGGAATCAGCCGTTGATAAATATGTCACTGAACAGGTTTCCAAGAACAGAGCGGTTGGTGAATTAAATCACCCAGACGGACCGACTGTTAACTTGGATAAAGTATCCCATAAGATCACAGCTCTTGAATGGAAGGGCAATGATGTTATTGGGAAGGCACAAGTATTGGATACTCCAATGGGTAATATCGTAAAAGGTTTGCTTGAAGGTGGTGTTCAATTAGGTGTCTCAACTCGTGGTATGGGTAGCCTTGAGGAACGTAACGGAACAATGTACGTCAAAGATGACTTTATTCTTAATACAGTTGATATTGTACAAGATCCATCTGCACCAACAGCTTTTGTTAATGGTATTATGGAAGGTGTTGAGTGGATCTGGAATAATGGCATTATTGAACCTCAAGTAATTGAAAAAATGGAGACTGAAATTAAACGCGCTCCACGTTCTGATCTCTATGAGACTCAGACTCGTGAGTTCAAGAATTTCCTCTCGTTATTGAAAAGATCATAATTAGGAGTGTCAAACATGACTGATCAAATCGAAGATCTGGATGTAGAGCTCGACGAGGAAATCGAAGAAGCTCATGATCCAAAAAATGCAGAGCAACAATCAGTAGCATCTGTATCAGCTGCCGAAGATAAAGGACCAAAGGCGCCTAAGCGTCGTGGTGATAAAGACGGTGGCGACAAAAAACCAATCCCTGCGGCAACAAAAGCAGTTGCAGCTAAAGCAGAGTCCGTTGAATTTGATGGAGACTTTAGTGAAGACTTAAATGCTTTGGTTGAATCTGAGGCAACACTCAGCGATGAGTTCAAAGCCAAAACAGCTGTAATCTTTGAAGCTGCAGTAAAATCAAAACTTTCTGAGGAAATTAATCGTTTGGAAGAAGAGTATAAAACTCAACTAGACGAAGAAGTTGCTTCTATTAAAGAAGACCTCGTAGAGAAAGTTGATGGCTACCTCAACTATGTTGTTGAGAATTGGATGGAAGACAATAAACTAGCGATTCAATCTGGACTACGTTCAGAAATCGCAGAAGACTTTATGAGTAAGTTGAAAGACCTATTCACAGAGTCTTATATTGAAGTTCCTGAATCCAAAGTCGACCTAATTGACGAACTAGCAACTGCTCATGAAGAACTAGAAGAAGAATATAATGAAGTAGTAGCAACAGTAATGGGCTTGAATGAAGAGCTAGAAGGTTATAAGCGCGAGGCGATTATCCGCGAAGCGTCTAAAGATCTAGCAGAAACTCAAGTTGCAAAACTTAAGTCATTGGTAGAAAGTATTGATTTTGAAGATGAAGAAGCTTTTACATCGAAAGTTGCAACCATTAAAGAATCATATTTCAAAAAGCAAACAACTGAGTCAGTTATTGTAGATGAAGCAGATGAAGATGGTGAATCCATCCAAGAAGAAGTTTCAGATACTATGGCACAGTATATCGCGGCTATCCGCAAAGCAAAACATTAATTAGGAGATCCAATTATGGAAACTTACGACCGTCTCGTCGAAAAGTGGTCTCCAGTACTGAACGAATCTGCAGCTGGCGACATTAAAGATGCTCACCGTAAAGCTGTTACTGCAGTTGTACTAGAGAACACAGAAAAAGCTCTTCGTGAAGAGCGCTCACAAATGAACTTCTTGTCAGAAGCACCAGCAACATCTGTTGGTAACTCTTCTGTACAAAACTGGGATCCAGTTCTGATTTCCCTTGTACGTCGTTCAATGCCAAACATGATGGCATACGATGTATGTGGTGTTCAGCCAATGACTGGCCCAACAGGCTTGATCTTCGCAATGAAGTCACGCTATGGCACAGGTACAACTGGTGCAACTGAAGCGTTGTTCAACGAAGCAGACACTACACAAGCTGGTGATTCTGCAGGTTCACAAAGTGCTGATCCATCAGGTCTATCTGGCTTGACAGACTCAAACGGTGACTCTTCGATCGACAACGATCGCGGTTCAAACCCAACATTCGCAACTGGTATGACAACTGCTAATGCAGAACTTTCAGGCGCGTTCCGTAACATGGGTTTCACCATTGAGAAACAAACTGTGACTGCAAAATCACGTGCGTTGAAAGCAGAATACAGCCTAGAACTAGCACAAGACTTGAAAGCGATCCACGGTTTGGACGCAGAGACAGAATTGTCAAACATTCTGTCAACAGAGATCTTGGCTGAAATCAACCGTGAAGTAATTCGTACAATTAACTCACAAGCGAAAACTGGTGCTGGTACAGCTAACACAGCAATCAACGGTATCTTCGATCTATCAACAGATGCTGATGGCCGCTGGTCAGTTGAAAAATTCAAAGGTCTATTGGTTCAACTAGACCGTGAAGCAAACCAAATTGCAAAAGATACACGTCGTGGTAAAGGTAACTTTGTTATCTGTTCTTCTGATGTTGCTTCTGCATTGGCAGCTTCTGGTGCTCTAGACTACGCACCTGCGCTTTCAACTAACTTGAACGTTGATGACACAGGCAACACATTTGCTGGTGTTCTTAATGGCCGCATCAAAGTATACATCGACCCATATGCAACAGCAGATTATATCACTGTTGGATATAAAGGTTCTAACCCATACGATGCTGGTGTCTTCTACTGCCCATACGTACCACTAACAATGGTTCGTGCAGTTGGTGAGAACGACTTCCAACCAAAAATCGGATTCAAAACTCGTTACGGCATGGCTGCAAACCCATTCGTACCTGGTGCGATTTCGAACAATGGTCTTGGAAATGCTCGCGCAAACCAATACTACCGCATCTTCCGTGTGGACAACATCCTACAATAAGAGATATAAAAAAGGAGGGGAATCAACCCCTCCAATCTATCTTCTTGTTACAACTAGGGGCTTTTCAAGCCCCTTTTTTTATAAATTTGATGGGCGCTTTGGTTTTGACAGTGCTTCTTTATTAACGCCTTTAGACGTTTCAATCATTAGTTCTGGCACGTGAGGACGATATCCATATTCATGCGCTGGTTGACAAATCATGCCATCATCAGTGCATAAACTAAGCCATCCTGTAATAATATATTTTATGGTTGTTTCAGATACTACACCAACGTGAGGATGAGTATACTCGCACGGCCATAATACTGTTTTACCTCTTTTTGCTTCTGTAACTAAATCTTGAAAAGGAAAACTTGTTCCACCATCAGGTACGTCATTCAAATAAGTCATAACAGTTACACATCTAGATGAATACAATCCATTTCTTTCATAATGAATTTGTTTAAAACCCTGACCCGGCTCATATTTTTGTAAATTTAAAGCTTCTAATACAACTGAATTTAAATGAAATTCTTGAGCATACTCATAAGTCATGTTTCCTATTTCTTCGATGTATTTTTTATAAACTTTAGTAAAGAGATGACCATTGAAAGGTGCGTCCAAACTGTCTTTTACTTCAGGTCTAATTTCTTCTCCAGATTCACCTGGTGTTTTCCAGCACACATCACTTTCAAATATTTTTATAGCGTCATCGCATATGGTTGGATCTTTTAACTGATATTCTCTAATGCAATTTTCCATATTTTACCTCATATAAATATAACTAAATCCTTTGGAGATTATTTATGCCAGAATTAAATCCTGATATAAGCATTGCTGTTAGCTCTACAGTTTCTACGAGCAATCTAAATAATTTAAACTTGCTACAGCCTAATGCTTTTAAGTTAATAATTGATAGAAAGAACTTTAAAAATTTAGAGTTCTTTGCTCAAACTGTTCTTCATCCAGATGTTCAAACAACTCCAGCTGATGTTCCATTTAGAAGAGTAACATCTTTACCTATGGCTGCTGACAAATACACATTCGGTGAAATGACAGCTATGATTATCTTAGACGAAAATCTAAACTCGTATACTGAAATGTATAATTGGGTAACTAGAATTGTTGAAACAAATAATATTCCTCCATCTAAGAGAGATGAAAACGTTCCTCCAACTTATTCTGATATAACTTTACATATCCTATCTAGCCATAATAATACAGTCAGAAAAATTAAATATATAGATTGTATACCGACTGGATTAGGTAATATACAATTAGAAGCTACTAGTGGTGAAAACGTAATTACATATCCAGCAACATTTAGATTTTCTTATTTTGAACTTGAATAATTTAAGGATTTTATATTATGAATTTAGAAGATATACTAGACCAATGGTCTAAAGAATGTGTTATTGATAAAATAAGCTTAGATGAAACATCTAGAAATACACCTAAGCTTCATGCAAAATATTTGCAATTATTAAGTCATGCGAAACTTTTGTTAAAGAGAGCAGAAGCTTCTCAAAAAATATTACTCAAAGATAAATGGTTGTACTACAATGGAAAACTCGATAAAGAAACTATTGAATCAAAAGGTTGGAAACATGATCCATTTGATGGTCTCAAAATTCTCAAAGGTGAGATGGACTATTACTACGATGCTGACCCAGACATTCAAAAATCTGAAGAAAAAATTCAATACTACAAAACAATAATTGAAACGTTAACGGAAATCGTAGATTCTTTAAAATGGCGCCACCAAACCATTGGCAATATTATAAGATGGAAACAATTTGAAGCAGGTGGATAAGTGGAACAAATATCCGTACAACTTAATAATTATAGCATGATGAATATAGATTGTAGCCGTGGGATTGCCCAAGAGCTATCAGAATATTTTTCTTTCTATGTTCCTGGTTATAAATTCATGCCAGCCTATAAGAATAAAGTTTGGGACGGTAAAATTCGTTTATTTAATAGCATGACTGGTGAGCTTGGCGCAGGGCTATACTCTTATTTGTTAAAGTTTGCAGCTGAGCGGTCATATACTGTAGACACAGAAGAGTCTCATCAATATGGGTTTCCTGTTCCTCCTCAACAGCCTCTTCAATATATGTCTGATTTACTAGCTGACGCAAAGCTTCCATTTCAGCCTCGAGACTATCAATACGATGCGATTGAAACAGCCCTAACAAGAAGTCGAGCAATTCTATTATCTCCTACTGGATCTGGAAAATCATTTATTATTTATCTAATCATGAAATACTGGCTTCAGTATCTGACAGATGGATTCAATTATCCTAAAGCAGGAAGAGTATTAGTAATTGTTCCAACAACATCTCTAGTTGAACAAATGCACCAAGACTTTTTAGACTATGGTTTCAGTCAAGGTGGTATGCATAGAATATATTCTGGTAGAGATAAGAATGCAGATAAAGCTGTTATAATTTCAACTTGGCAAAGTATATATAAATATCCTAAGAAATGGTTTGAACAATTTGGTATGGTAATTGGCGATGAGTGTCATGGATTTAAATCTAAGTCATTATCATCAATTATGAATAAAGCAACAGAAGCTAAATATCGTTTTGGTCTAACAGGCACTTTAGATGGCACTCAAACACACAGACTAGTTCTGGAGGGATTGTTTGGTCCAGTCTATAAAGTTACAACGACCAAAAAGTTGCAAGATGATAATACTTTGGCTCCATTAGATATTAAAGTACTTTTGTTAAATTATTCCGAAGAAGTAAGGAAAAATTTTGGAAAGAAAACATATCAGGAAGAAATCGATTTTCTTATTGGAAATCCTGCTCGTAATCGGCTCATTCGCAATCTCGCTTTGGATGCTGACGGAAATACTCTCGTCTTATTTAATCGTGTTGAAGCTCATGGCAAGCCTCTCTATGAAATGATAAATAATAAGGCAGAGGAAGGAAGGAAGATTTTCTTTGTCTCTGGTGAAGTGGCAACAGCTGATAGAGAAGCTATTCGAAAAATTGTAGAAGGTCAAAAAAATGCAATTGTCGTGGCCTCCTTGGGAACTTTCAGTACTGGTATTAATATTCGCAATCTTCATAATATTATTTTCGCTTCACCATCTAAATCTCAAATCAAAGTCTTGCAGTCAATTGGCCGAGGACTTAGAAAATCAGACGATGGTAGGATTACGAAGCTCTATGACGTGGCAGACGACTTGCATTGGAAGTCGCAACAAAACTATACATTATTACACTCCGCAGAACGTGTAAAAATTTATGATAAAGAACAATT